GTCGTAATCGGAATAGTCCCAACAAGAACTATGCCTTTTACGGTATTCGGTCTTGCTACTCTCCAAACGGAGAGTAACCTGGCCGTCCCGAATGCTACCATGCAAAAGAAGCAAAAGCAAACCAGCTGGGTTATAACTCCAACCGGGTATGGCGCGTTTTAAACGCCATATTGCTTTCACGTCCGACTGGTCCTGAGGCATGCGAAGTATATTCGAACGACGACGAGCTGCAACGTAGTTAAAACTTTGAAATCTACGATTGCGGGCAAGCCGTTGACGAATAATGTAAAGAGGAACCTTAAAGCCAGCCTCATCGTCCTCGTGAAGAGGAACGACGAGTCTCCGACTTACCTGATCCATTAGGTAAGTAAGAGTATGGTCTAAGACAACCTCATTACGCGCAGACCAAAGAACTAGTCTGTTAAAAGCACTGTAGCAGTCATGGTCGTCAAGGAGCTTTCTTAAATAGACACCTCTGACGTTGTGACCATCGTAATAATCATGGCCACAAGACTCGCGAAAAAGTCCAGTATTAAAGGACTTATCGTAGTTTACAGTAAATCCGGAAAATGATAGCATCCTAACCACGAGGTTATAAGCCTCCTGTAAAACGATGATATCATCACCGAATACGGCAAAATTGCCGATACTGTCGCCACGCGGCTTTTCGACTTTTAGGTCTAAAGCTCTGTAAGCACCTACGACCAAGGACGTGAAAAAGATCGTCTGCAATGGGAACGTAAAAGCATTTCCCATCGAAGAGATCATATGCAAGTCCAGCGCACTCCCATCCGGAAGGATGGTTTGCTTGCAACGCGTGAGATCCAGCCATCTGACAAAATGGTCTGGAAACCACTGCTTTACAAGTGTGCAGGACATTGAATCACTAGCAGAAGATAGGTCGATAGTACCAAACCTACCGGTTAGTGATCCGATCCGACATAGAGCACGGTTTTTCTGAGGCTGCGTACTAAGGTCGATGTTAATGACCTCACGTAATCGCTTCTCCAGAACGTACCCTATTCCTTTCTGAAAATACATATTCAGAATGGGTTCGGTGCATATAGTCCTTGAAATCTCGCTTGATTTCGGGACAAAGGAGAGTCTACTGCCTTGCACTTCTGAGGTAGGATAGTTCTTGGATCGAAATTGCTCTTGCTCGATCCAGAGCGACCTACCATCAAGAGTGTGCTTGAATAAAACAAGCAACGCCGGGTCGGTGTAAGTAAGGCGACTAATACCTAGTTTTCCGTAAGGATCACCAGTCTTAGCCCCAATATTCGCACCGCGCCCAAATGCCACCCCTCGCTCAATTTTAGCAAGAGTAAGAAGTGGCAACCCTTCTGGATTGCAGAATCGATCGAGAAAGCTTTTGGCTTCCCCGATCGCAGTCCATAAGAGCTCGTCAACATGTGAGACATCCTCGCGATAGGAGGCACAGTCAGAATTCACTTGCGTGAATTTCGATAGTGCCGCCTTGTCGCAATCAGGCTGAACCTCGTTGTTATGAAACTTTTTCAACAAGGACTTCCTGAGGGACTGGAAGGCATATTGCCTACCAGAGATCCCGGGGTATGGTTCTACTGAACCGTCCCAACCATTGTTGGCAAGATCGGCGTCAAGAAGTGCAGCAAGGTCACCAGCAGAACTATGCATAGCAGTACCTTTAGAGTAGTAACGAAAAGAACGGCTACTTCTGAGGTTTCGCTTTTCGCGTCACCTTTGAAGTAGAATTTCTGGCTTTCCCCAGTCCTTTGGGTCTGAGGGCAGCCAGGATCGACTTTGCAGCAGTTGCTACAAGGTCGACTACAAATAGCAGCTTTAACCATGGCATATTACAATATGCCTGTCACGGAAGTGTCACCAAAACCAGCAGATTGCTGGCTGATGCCACCAAAGTGAGCGGAAAGAGCTGCCCTGATGTTTGGCGCGTCAGCAAGATCAGACCCAGCCGGTACCTCAATAACTGTGGTAACGAGCATAGTCTGATAAGGTTGACCCGCCAACGGCAGGACTCCCTTGCGGGAGATAAACTTGTAGACGTTCTTAGGAACGTTACTAATCAAACCCGTCACCGGATTGGCCTTCCCAAGGACTTTGTAGACCTTGGGTCGAACAACCGTCAACGTGAAAGGTGCCGCTACGCTATGCGTAATGACCCCGGCTTGCGTTCCACCTAATGCCGTGACAGCGACCTGACGCCCATTTGAATCGGGCGCCGTGTCAGTGACATGAGTATAGGTGGGAGACGTAAAGCCGGTTTGTGCGAGCCCCGTAATTGGGGACGTGAAGGTAACACCCATCAGATAACTCCGATAAGAAAAAGGTTCCCTTAATTAAGGGGAACCCGGGCCAGCTTCTCAACAAGGATTAACGAAATGTTCTTCCTCTGAGCCTGCTGGTGTCCTGCGGATGCAAGGCGAAAGCTTGAGTCCATAGAGCGAGCATATTAAGCTCCTTAATGGACCCACCCGGTAATTCGAACATCAATGATGGAATTATTGGTGTCGCCGGGATACGTGCAACAATTCGCCTTTGATACAAACATGAACCTTGATTACCATAGCAGCCGTCAAACTTGGCCCCTAAAAGTGACTTCATTTTTACAGGATCAACTATAACACTCGATTTAGTTTTTCGAATGCTGATAGTTGTCTGTAATAACCAAGCCACAGTAGAGGTGTCCGTCGCGCCAGCTTCTATGACATCACCAATATTGGTGAAGTAATCAACGAGGAACGACCATGGAAGCAATTCCCAAACGGTTGGAGCAAACTCTGAAGGCGCAAGCCCGAAGAGTCTAGCTTTATCCGCTGCGGTCGTTACTAGCTTGCGTTTAACTTCGCCTCGAACAACGACAATTACCTCGTCCCAAATCCGAGAGTTTCCAAGAACATAGAAATTCAAGGATTCGGGATAGGATTCGTTGTTCGTCGCACTAACGAACTTTTGGTCTTTTCCAATAGCTCGTATGTGACGAAACTCCTCGCGGTTATTCTTCGTTAACTCTGAGTACGCGTTCATAGCGTCCTCCAAGTCATTGATGAATGGCCGCCAGCCGAAGCTAGATTCAAGCCACGTCTGACTGATTGCCTTCTTCCATCTATTACCGTCGGCTTTCTTGACTTTCTTTAACTTGTCAAGATAGCTCTCTTTAATAGCTTTCCGAAGACCCTCAGCCGGATGTCGAAGCATGTGATAGGCTTCTCGCAGCTCTCCAAGGAACACACCTCCAGACATGGAAGTCTGTGCCTTTCGGATCTGCTTGTAAGCCTTAGCCCATGCCCGGTTCAAAGCAGCACTGGAAGAAATGCTAGGGTTATTATGCACACCAAACGGAAGATACCTTTTTGCCGCAAGATGACCATCAAATTCGAGGGTCCACTTGGGGAATCCAGGTGTCAAATCGTGGTAGTAGCATATACCCGAGCACGGCTCTGAATCAACAGATTCAAACACACCTGTCATATTCGTAGACGCAGACACATGTTCAGCTACAGATTTCCGCCACCGAGGATTAGCATCGCCCGTACGGGTCCTCTCCACCACAAAAGGTGAAGAATACCGTATATTTTGGGCAGGTGTTGGTCCCCAATGCCAGTAGCTATAGCTGGTACGTATGCTGCGATCCTTCGTATATGACATAATATGCTCCGGTGTAGCGTAAAAAGCTACGGACTACTGTCCGCTGCTAAAGACCCCGTCTCTAAGACCCTCGAGGGGAAAGTAGGATCCAGCGAAGCTTTCCGCAAAAAGCGGGTAAGCCTCAAAAAGATCCCTAATCACATCAATTGAGTTCTGACGAGCAATCTTCACCACTTTACGTGGAGAAGAGCTGCTTATCCAGCCCGCAATACGACAGTGATTAGTTTCTTTACCTACGATATTATCAAAGGTAAGGAGCCGACGATTACAAGCGCGTCCCAAATGTTCATATTCGTTATCAAACAACCTAAGCAAAAGATGTTCGCGAAGGTCGTAAGACATCGAAACACGAACACCTCCGGTATCTTCGGCAAAACCGAAAATAAAAGAGGAAGGAACAACGTAAGTAATCATAAGCAACTCCCTTTTGGGTTAAGGAGACGGGGT